TAAGAAAAGTAGAATACATTGGTTCGCAGAATTTCAAGATAGTCTTGATAACATACCAGATAATTTAATAACCAAATACTCTACTTATCATGTACATATAAATTATCCTTGGGGTAGAGAAAAAACAAAGCTTGATCAAAACACTAGAGCAGGGGGTGATTTTGACTACATTAATGAAGAATGGGTTTATGCCGCTGCAGATAACTCAATGATAAATAATCCTGTTAAGTATAGCTCGTATGGATCACCAGGAGCAGCTGTACAAGAGCTTGCAGAAGAATTAAAAGATGAAGCTGAAGGTTTATGTAAAAAAATTATTAAACATAGACAAGAAAAAGCCAAGATGGAGGCGTATTTAGAAGATGTAATAAATAAAAATAAAACACATAAACAATTAAAAGAAGTACTTTCCTCTAGTCTTCATAAATATTTACCTCCAGAACCAATTAAAAGAAAATCTATTAAAAAAGAAGCAAGACAAGTAGAAACTCCAGATTTTCTAGGAGAACGTCAAACAATCAACTTATTGGAGGATAACTAATGTTTGAAATTAATGCAGATGAGCTAAAAGTAGCTCTGATTGCAGATTTTAAAGCTGGATTGACTCCCATGGTTGCATCTAGTCCAGGCATGGGAAAGTCAGATATTATTCGTTCTATAGCTAAACAATTCAATCTAAAAATTATAGATTTTAGAGTATCTCAATGTGAACCAGTGGACATGCAAGGGTACCCTGGAACAATTAATGATCCAAATGTGGATAATTTAATGAGAATGACTTTTCATGTTCCAGAGTATTTTCCTATAGAAACAGATAAAGTACCCAATGGATATGAAGGATGGTTGCTATTTCTTGATGAATTTAACTCAGGAACTAAACAAACTGAGGCCGCAGCTTATAGGCTTATTTTAGATAGAGAAGTATATAAACATAAACTTCACGATAAATGCCTTATTGCAGCAGCAGGAAATTTAACTACAGATAGGGCCATAGTAAATACTCAAAGTACAGCTATCACATCCAGACTTAATCATTATCGTATGAGAATAGATCATGAGGTTTGGATTAACTGGGCTAATGAAAATAAGATAGATCATAGAATTATCTCATTAATTAAATTTAAACCAGAAATTCTACATAAATTTAACCCAGCAACTAATGAATTAACTTTTCCATGCCCTCGTACATGGGCATTTGCTTCTAAAGTAATTAAACCTTACGACAAAATAGATCGTATCACTAAGATTAGATTAGCTGGAACTGTCGGAGAAGGAGCTGCAGTTGAATTAGCTACTTTCTCTGAAATTTATCAAAATCTACCTACTATAGAACAAATTCTAGCAAGTCCAAGTAAAGGATGGAGAGTTCCAAAAGAACCTAGTGAAAAATATGCTGTTACTACGTTATTAGCACATAATTGTAATGCAGATACTGTTGATAAAATAGTAACTGCTAATAGAAGATTAGCAACAGAATTCCAAATAATTACATTAAGAGAAATTTATAAAATGAACCCTGATTTAAAAGAGCATCCAGCTATTAAACAATGGCGTTTAGATCATGCTGGAGAACTATTTACATAGAAAGGGAACTAATGACTGATCTAGAAAAATTAGAGCATATTCAGGCTGTATTAGAAGAAGCATTAGAATTAAATATACGACTCACTCGAAGTAAATATCCAGATATCACAAAGGCTATACACTTTGTTGATGAACTTAAACAACCACACATTGTTGAGGTAAAGGAGGAAGAATGAAATACGTACTAGCAAGAATATGTCAAAGTGATTGTAATGAACTATCATATCTAACAAATAAAGATGGAAAGCTTGAATTTGATTCAAAAGCAGACGCGGTAGAATATAAATTAGATTTAATAGAAGGGGAACTTGAAGAAGGTTCTGATTATACAAAAGAAGAACTAGAAAATGAAATCATGATAGTCCCATCAAAGGAGGCCCAATGAATCAAGTAGAAGCGTTAGAAAGTTTTTTAGCATGGTTAAAATCTTGTCCATTTATTTATACTATCTCTTCCATGCAAGGAAGTTTTGTGCATGTTAAATTTTTTCTAAAACCTACAGGTAGTAAGGGGGAAGAATGACTTCAATTCCTTTTATTGGAAAACCTATGTTAGCTGGGAAAGCTGACGATGATCAGATAGAAAGGCTATTGAATAAAGGAGCAATGATAGGATCTCCTAAGTTAGATGGTATTCGTTGTCTAATTCAAAATGGAATAGCCTTATCTAGATCTTTAAAAGAAATACGTAATAAATATGTTCAAACTATATTAGGTGTTCCAGAACTTAGTGGATTAGATGGTGAATTAATTGTAGGAGCTCCTACAGATACTGATGTTTATAGAAATACAACTAGCAATATCATGAGAGAAAAAGGTGAGCCTAAGTTTACTTTTTGGGTATTTGATCACTTTTTAAAAAATGATGTATACATAAATCGTAAAAAAGAACTTAATTTATTTAATAAACATATGCCAAAAATTATAAAAATTCTTGGTAGTCAAGTTATTAATAATATAGAAGAGCTTAGAGAATACGAAATGGATTGTCTAAGCATTGGCTATGAGGGAGTAATACTCAGGGATCCCAATGCTATGTATAAGCATGGCAGATCTACAGCTAAAGAAGGTGGCTTAATAAAAGTAAAACGATTTAGCGATTCCGAAGCAAGAATACTTGCTATGGAAGAGCAAATGAAAAATAACAATGAGAAAAAAGTTAACGAATTAGGACGAGGTCAACGCTCATCGCATAAAGCAAATAAGAGCCCTAAAGGAACTTTAGGAGCATTGGTAGTAGAAGACGTATATAGCGGAGTTCAATTTAATATTGGAACAGGATTTACTGATAGTGTTAGAGATCAATTATGGAAACATAAAGAAGATTTAATAGGTACTACTGTTAAATATAAATACTTTGATATTGGTGTCAAAGAATTACCAAGACATCCAGTATATTTAGGAATTAGAATCCCGGAGGATATGTAATGTCAAATATTAGAACATTAGTGAGAGGAATATATAATATTCAAAAACTAAGAGTACAAATGGGGAACAGACTTGTAGGTAATTTTAAGGTTAAATTAGGACAAGCTCCAAGTGAACCAGAAGGTACATTAGATAAGCAAGATGAAGCATTTCTTGCTCGATTAAGAAAAGACTTTTTAAAAATTACAGATGGAGTACTTACTCTACCTACACGTAAGAAATTTAAAAGTGAAGGAGTAATTGATAATTACACGGAACTTTGTCTTGTGTCTTCTTACGTTAATTTAGCTGAAGAAGAACAAAATCAATTTAAATATTTAGGTAAAGTATTAAGTGATTTTCCAATATGGACTAAATTTCTAAAAAGCGTAAAAGGAGTTGGGCCAGCTATGGCTGGAGTCCTTCTTAGTGAAATTGATATTAGTAAAGCTAAATACCCATCTAGTTTATTTAAACTTGCTGGAATAGATGTAGCATCAGATGGAAAAGGACGATCTAGAAGAAGAGAACATCAAGTCGAGGTTGAATATAAAGATAAAGATGGTAAAACAGCTACTAAAAAAGGGATTACTTTTAATCCTTTTTTAAAAACAAAGTTATGTGGAGTATTAGGTGGAGCTTTTCTTAAAGCAGGAGAAAAAAATAATCCATATAGAGAAGCATATTATAATTATAAAACTAGACTAGAAAATCATCCAGATCATTCTCTTAAATCAAAAGGACATCGTCATAATATGGCGAATCGTTATATAATTAAGTTATTCTTAATAGATCTTCATATGAAATGGAGAGAACTAGAAGGACTACCAGTAAGTGTACCGTATCATGAAGCTAAATTAGGATTAAAACATGCAAGTTAATCATTATTACCAAGTAAACCAAGTAAACCGAGTGAGTCATCCACTTGTAGTAAACCAGAGAAAAAAAGCGAGTCATCCCCATTCAGAAAACCAAGATAAAAAAACGAGTCACGATCTTTAAGAAAACTAAAATTATTCAGCGAGTCACGATATTAGAGTAATCCATTAGATCAAAACGAGTCACAACTTTAGAGAAACCCAACTTGAATCAGCGAGTCACAACAATTAAGAAAACTAGTTTAGATTAGCGAGTCAGAGAGTACGAAGTAAACCAGTACCGTACAGCGAGTCAATATAGAAAAGAAAGCCAAGATACAGAAGCAAGTCAAATGGCAAAAGGAATCCAATCACTGGTAGCGAGTCAACCCTCTGTAGAAACCCACTGCGCCAAAGCGAGTCAAATATTTGTAGTAAACTAAAATTACAAAACGAGTCACATTTTCCTAGTAGCCCATATAAGGAAAACGAGTCATTTGTTGGAAGAAACCCAAGAGTGGCAAACGAGTCATCGAACAAAAGAAACCTAAAATTCATTAACGAGTCATAACTGATTAGTAACCCAGTGCTTTTAAACGAGCCAACAGTCAACAGAAAACTAATATTTTAGAGCGAGCCAGCGGGCAGTAGTAAACCAAATTTTAAAAGCGAGTCATTGGCCCCAAGAAACCCACTATGTTGTAGCGAGTCATATTAAGAAAAGAAAATCATAAAATGTAAACGAGTCAAAAAAACAAAGAAAACCATTATCCGTGAACGAGTCATCAAAAGACAGAAAACCAAAATTAATCAACGAGTCATGGGGAGCTAGAAATCCAACGTCCCCAAGCGAGTCAAACGATGATAGAAAACCAAATGTAACAAGCGAGTCAATTCTACCAAGTAAACCAGGAAGGTTTAACGAGTCAGGGCCTTTTAGAAACCCATTAAATTAGAACGAGCCAAATATTTGTAGTAGCCCATTATAGGTAAGCGAGTCATTCGGACATAGAAAACCACAAATACAAAACGAGCCACAAGATATTATAAAACCCACAAACTAGAAGCGTATATAAGAAAGGAATAATAAAATGTCAACAGACCTAGAAAGCAAACTACTTAAAGCTAAAGTAGAGCTAATGACTAGGTCAGCTTTTATATCTACTATAGCGTTAAGCTTAACTCATATTATTACAGATAAATGTAATACAGCTGATGTTTGTGGCACTACTGTTAGATATAATCCAGAATTTATTACAAAATTAACTGTACCTCAATTTGCTGGATTAATAGCTCATGAGTCCTGGCATGTAGCATTTCAACATATGGCACGTAAAGGAACTAAAGATCATATTATTTGGAACTGCGCAGGAGATTATGTAATTAATCATATGCTAAATAAAGCAGGATTTGAAATTCCTACTGGAGGATTACTAGATAAAAAATATGATGACGAATGGTCTACTGATCAAGTTTACAATGATCTAATGAAAGAAAATAAAGATTTTGACACCGCAAAATTGATGCTAGACCTTCGTGAAGAAAAAGGCCAAACCAAAGAAGAAACTCTTTCAAGAGATTCTGCTGTTACTAGTGTAGTTATTAGAGCTAAAACTGCAGCAGAAATAGCTGGTAATAAAGCAAAAGGAGAAATTCCTAATGAAATATCTAGAATAATTGAAGAATTAATTAACCCTAAGATACCATGGCAAGTTGTATTACATAAATTTCTCGACCAACGAGTACGCGAAGAGTACTCGTGGGCAAGAAGAAATCGTAGATATGCATCAAATACTTATATGCCAAGTCTACATAGTCATGGTTTAGGGCACCTAACATTTGCTATTGATACTAGTGGAAGTATAGATGACACTCAGTTACAAGAAATGCTTAGTGAAATTAAAGGAATACAGCAAATATTTAATCCAGAAAAAATGACAATTATTGACTGCGATTCCCAAATTCACGGAATACATTCAGTTGATCAAAATACTGATATTATGTCATTAAAATTTCATGGAGGGGGAGGCACATCTTTTATGCCTGTTTTAGAATACATAGAAGAAAATCCAACTCAAGCTCTTATATATTTTACTGATTTATATGGAGAAGATGATTTAGAACCAGTAGATTATCCTATTTTATGGATATGTAACTCAGACCATAATCCGGCATCTATAGGAGAAACTGTTTATGTCGATCACTACAGTACTGCTGTATAAAGAAACACCTAACGATACTTTACAATTTGATAAAATTAAAGAAATTAGAAAATATTATTTAGAACCATTAGAACAAGAAGGGATTGCACAAGAATCTGTACTTTTACTACCTCTTCTATACAACACTCCTACTAAAATAATAGCTAAAACAGCCAAAGCTTATTTAATAAAATTAAAAAGTAAGATTCCAGATACAGTTACTAATTTAGTTATAGCTGATAGTAATTATTTTAAATTTATTACTAAAACCAGCAAGGTATCTAATAACTATGGAACTGTCCTAAAAGGAGCTGTTTCTAAATATACTGACTATGATTGTGTATATGTTCCAAATTATAAATCTCTATTTAAACAACCAGAAAATGACCAACTAATAACTTTAGGAATTAAAGCAATAGCAGGAAAATCTGCAGATATTGTAATTAACTCAGAAGAATATGGATTTACTCATGGATCTGATAGAGAAATATTAGATCATTTATATCAACATCCAATTCTAACTGTAGATATAGAAACTACAGGATTAGATTTAAAGGATGAAATAATTTCCATAGCATTCGCTTGGAGTAAGCATGATGGTGTAGCTATAGATTTATCTATTAATGGAACATATTATCTCAAAAAATTCTTTGAAAATTACAAAGGAAGAATCGTATTTCACAACGGTTTATTTGATGTAAAAATGTTGGTTAGGGATATATGGATGAAACGCCCTACTGACTACGCTGGACTTCTTAAAGGATTACACTACCTTAGAAATTTTGATGATACTATGGTATTAGCTTATTTAGCTAAAAATGCTACTACTCAAATATCCCTAGGGTTAAAAGATATAGCATTAGAGTACGTAGGTAACTATGCCATTGAGCTAGAAAATATAAGTAAATACACTAAAGGACAAATATTAAAATATAATTTAATTGATGCCTTAGCTACTTTTTATGTATATGAAAAATATAAAAAAGAAAGGCATTCCAGGCCGTATCAAGAAATATTTAAACCAAGTCTATACACTCTTACTAAAATGATGTTAATAGGGCTACCTATGAACTCAAATAGAGTAGAAGAAGTTCATAATATTTTAAAAGTAAAAGCTAAAGTATTAGCTGAACAAATACAGGAAAATAAACATGTAAAAGACTATACTAAAATATTACAAGAAGAAACTTGTAGAATTGCTAATTCAAAACTTAAAAAACTAGTTAAAACTATAGACGACTTTGGACATGTTGAATTTAATCCAAGTAGTCATCCTCAATTAGGTAGTCTATTATTTACACATTTAGAACTACCAGTTCTAGAAAAAACTAAATCTGGAGCTCCATCTACAGGGGCAAATGTATTAAAAGATTTAGCTAACCATACTACAGATGAAGAGACGTTAGATTTATTAGACTGCGTCCAAGAATTAGCTGATGTAGAAAAAATTAATGGAACATTTATCAAAGCATTTATGAAAGAAAAAGATTTCTTACATGGAAATCTAAAATTAGGAGGTACTCAATCAGGAAGATTATCTAGTAATTCCCCTAACCTAACAAATTTACCTGCTCATGGATCCATGGGCAAACTTGTAAAGAGTTGTATTGTAGCTCCTGATGGATGGCTATTTGCTGGTGCAGATTTTGCTGCATTAGAAGAAAGAATAGGAGCTATTCTTAGTAAAGATCCTAATAGAATTAAAGTATACACAGATGGTTATGATGGGCATTCCCTGAGAGCACAAACTTATTTTGCAGATCAAATGCCAGATATAGATCCAACAGATGTAGCTAGTATTAACTCTATTGAGCGTAAATACCCAGAACTAAGACGTAAATCAAAGGGACCTACCTTTGCCCTACAATATATGGGAACAGCTTATACTCTTCATAAAAGAACTGGGTTCCCAATGGCTCAAGCTATTAAAATAGAGCAAGCATTTCATGAATTATATAAAGTATCTAAAGAATTTAATGATAAAAATAAAGAATTCATGGAACAACACGGGTATGTAGAATGTGCCTTTGGATTAAAATTACGTACTCTTATTGTAGAAAAATGCATTTTAGGAAATTCTAAAACTCCACACGAAGCAGATAAAGAAGTACGTAGTGCTAATAATGCAATAACCCAATCTTGGGGGATGCTATTGAATAGAGCTATGAATGCTACTAATCAACGAATTGAAGAAGCTGGATATGGTACGGAAATACTTCCATGTAACATGATTCATGATGCTGGATATTTTTTAGTTAAAAATACTCCAGAACATATTAAATTTTTAAATGATGTTCTTATAGAGGAAATGGAATGGAATGATGATGATGCTATAAGATCTATTGATGTACCTATGAAAGCATCGCTAGAAGTAGGAAAATCTTGGGATACCTTAGCCCCTTTAAATAATAACGCAACACTAGAGGAGATTTATGAAATTTTCGCAGGATCAAATTAATGCTATAGACGGTATCTGTGATGAATTAGTTCACGGAGCTATACTAGACCAACATTCAATAGCAGTTCTTACAGGATCAGCAGGTACTGGTAAAACTACTGTTGTAAGAGAACTGATTAACAAAATAGAAACAGAATCCCCAACTACTACTATTGCATTGTGTGCAACTACACATAGAGCAGCAACTGTTTTTGAAGGAATAGTAGGACATAAAGTAACTACTGCGCATACTCTATTTAAACTTAGACCTACTGCAACTAAAACTGGTAAAGAAGTACTTACTCCAACATCTAAATGCGACATACCTACAGGATCTCTAGTAGTTATAGATGAAGCATCAATGATAGGTAATGAATTTCTAAAAGCAATTGTAGATATTGTTAAAGAAAAGTTTCTAAAAATATTATTTATTGGAGATCCTTTTCAATTACCTCCTCCAAAAGATAAATGTAGTATCTTTGATGGATCACTTCATACTTTTCGACTTACAACTATTCATAGACAAGCAGGAGGTAATCCTGTTTTAGACAAAGCAAATGAATTTAGAGAATACATGGAAGGAATTAGAACAGAAGAACCTGTTATAGAAACATGTATAAATAATAAAGGAGAAGGTATTCATATGTTATCCCACAAAGATTTTGTTAATAAATTTGTAGGAAAATATATGGATTACTCCGCCGGAGCAGAAGTAGATATCCCATTATGTACATTTACAAATGAATCTGCAATTAGCTATAACAATATGATTCGTAAAGCGGCATTCTTTTTAGATGGTGTTATTCAACCATTCTACGAAGGAGAAAGATTAATATCTAATACTGCTGTTATGGAATCGGATAAAACAATACTTACAAATAATGAAGTAGTTTACGTTCAGGAATACGTAGAAGCAACTAAACATGATATCCCTGGATATTTAGTAACTGTTCATGGGGACTATGATAAATATCTTCGTTCAAATGTTAAAGAAGTATTTGCTCCAAAAAATAAAAGCGTAGTAGATCAAGTTTTATTTAAACTTAAAGGAGAAGCTATTAAAAGTAAATCTAAACATATCTGGAAAGAGTTTTATGCAGTAAAAAATTCATTAGCAGATCTACGTCCACCATTTGCAGGTACAACTCACAAAGCTCAAGGAGGAACATTTCCGGCTGTATTTATAGATAAAACAAATATAAACAAATGCCGTAATAAAGCTACTAGAGCTAGATTATTTTATGTAGCTTTAACTAGAGCAAGTGAAAATGTCTATATCAATTCATAACACAAAATATGTATGCATTGGAAATAACAAAATAAAAGCTGAATGGCTTCCTAGATGGTATGGCGTACCTCACGAAGAATGTATATTTTTTAACAATTCATGGGAATTTGAACACATCTGCAATATTATCCAAGGAAGAGTAAGACACCAGGATTGTATTATTTTAACTCCATTACGTGAAAGCAGTGACTATAAACAAAAACTTAAAGAACTTAAACTGGAGAAATTACTAAATGGCAATGACATACGGTAGTATTGATAAATCAAAAGATAAAATAACTTTAAATTTTACAAAAGGGGAAGTGTTGTTTATACGAGAATCATTACAGGAATTGCGTAATAATATCGGATGGCGCCAAAGTGCAGCACAATACGTCATGAAATACGAAGATGTTGAATTTAATGATGATTGTGATTACGATGCACAACTCCAAGTATTAGAGAAAATGATAATAAAATTTGAAACTGCATAATAATTTAAAGGATAACCACATGGCATTTGAATTTACAAATAAAAATAATATTTCATTACCATTAGCTGTATTCTTAATGCATGACAGTTATAACTATGATGGAAGACCTAATGTAATTAGTGCTACTAAACTAATTAAGCCTCTACGTTCATTAGTTCTATTAAAACAAAATCCACAATTAGCAAAAAGCATAGATATAGCTGATTTAATAAGTCTACGTATGGGGACTGCTATACATAATGCTTGTGAAAGTGCATGGACAGATAGAAATAATGTAATAGAAGCTCTTAAAGTATTTGGAACATCTGAAAGTGTAATGGATAGTTTACGTCTTAATCCAGAAGAAGTAATGCCAGGAGAAACTGCCATATACATAGAACAACGAGCTGAAAAAGAAATTAACGATTTTATAATTACCGGTCAATACGATTTAGTACTTGACGGCGAAGTTCATGATTATAAATCTTCTATATGTTGGTCATTTATCAATGGAAGTGGAATAGATGATTACATAAAACAAGGAAGTATTTATAAATGGTTAAATCCAGAAAAGATTACTAGTGATTATATTACTATTCATTATATTTTTACTGATTGGAGTAAATTAGGTACTGTTAAACATAAAAAACAACCTCATCATAAAGAAGATTATCCCGCTCTAAAAGTAATGACTAGACGGTATCCTTTATGGACTGTAGAAGAAACAGAAAAATGGATAGTAGATAAAACTACTAGTATTAAATCTCTATTAGATACTGATCAAGAAGATTTACCAGAATGCACTAATGAAGACCTATGGATTAAGGATCACGATAGTGTATACAAATACTATAAAGATCCTAATAAAACTACTAGATCTACTGGTAATTTTTCCACCATGGATGAAGCATTACAAAAACAAGCTGACAATAATGGACAAGGTATAATTAAGCATGTTCAAGGAGCTGCAAGAAGATGTAGCTATTGCGATGCTGAAGAAATATGTGCACAAGCACAATTACTATTAATGGAAGGTAGAAGAGAATGATTTCTGGTATAAAAATTTATAATGGAAATGGAACATTAAAACAAGAAATTAGCAAAGAAAAAGCGAAACAATTGTATAATGATAATAACAGAGATGCATGGGATTTATCGCCTACTGAAAGAAAACGGTGGAATAGCTTAATAACTGAAGACCCAACTCCCTATATAAGTAGTGGAAATGGAAATCGTAATGGTATTAAACCATGGATCAAACGTAATCACAAATGGAATAAACAATATAAACTTAAATGTGTTATATGTGAAAAAGAAATTATTAGAGCTAATTCCCAAGCAAAAACTTGTAGTAATGAATGTAAAAACGCTCGTTACAGAATTATGCGTAAAGAAAGACGTAGTTGACGCATCTATAGCCTAGCTTTGATAGGTACTTGAGTATTGATTCTTGTTGAAGAAAAAGAATGCCTTATGCAGCTATAGGTGCGTTTCAATTTCTATCTAGGAGACTCATAATGGATGGTAAAAAATTTGACTTTATAAAAGAAGTAATTATAGATCTTCAAGAATTTCTAGCTAGCTTTAAAAAAGACGAAGTACCTGAAAACTGTATAGAAGATTTAACGAAAGTTCTAACATATGTAGAAGATGAATGTCCAGATAAGCTAGAACCAAACCATCTACCTCAAACTAGTATAGATATATTAAAAAAGAAATATGGTCGTAACAAACCTACAGAATAACCTTACTATAAGGGTGTAATACTTATGCCCTTGTAGCTCAATTGGTAGAGCGACTGTTAATAGAACAGTGGTAGGTGGTTCAAATCCGCCCAAGGGCACCACTTTGTTTAAGGAGGTTAAATGAAAAGAGAACTATTAAATAAACTATTTCCTAAAAAAGCATCTGATTATCAAATGACTTTAGGAAGTTTAACTAAAGCATTACGAAAAGAAAGAAGTAGTCTACCCGTAGTAATTAGCGGGCATGCTGAATTATCTCCAGGAATACCTCATAGTTATTATAGTAAACCTAATGAATTAGCTTTTACTCCTACTGATACTCCTATAAGTGTAGCTAAATTTATTGAAGTATGTGAAAGCTGTTTTAATAAATCATTTATAGCTGCTACGGAAGTAGATAGTTTTTATAAAGATTTTATTATGCATTCTAGTTCCCCTGTTTGGGTATCTGAAATAGATACTGCTAGCAATCTAGCTATTATAGATGTGATTTCAAAAAACGATACAATACAGTTAATTACAAAAGAAATAAAGGAAGAGGAGGCTTCCGATGCCACTAAGTAATGAACAAAAATTAAAATATGTACAAGTAATATTGGAAGAATGTTCTGATTCAGAACTAGAACAAGTATTAATTGATGTAGCTGTACATTTTTTAAAAGAATTGCAGGAGGTAAAGAATGACCGATGATGAAATGACTGATGAACAAATCTTGGAAGATAGAGAATCCAAGTATGGCCCTCCTAAACGCTGCTTTGAAACATGGGCAATCATGTGCGAAACCCTTAATCAATACGCTAAAGAATCAGGTAATGTAAATCTTGCCCATTTGTATTCATTAAAGATGAATCTATTAAAGATTGTACGTTCTGCATGGAACCCAAATATAGAAGATAATTATAAAGATGGTAGGAACTACTTAACTATAGCTGAAATGTGCACCAAGAAAGGAAATCATGGAGGATAATAAATTAACTATTATAGTTCATACCCAACAAGGTGTAGTATCACAAACCTATTATGTTACTAACATGCCAGCATGGTACGAATTGCTGGGAATATTCTCCCTTTACGCCATCATAGCCATGACTGTATTTTACAGCGGTTTATGGATAGCAAGTAGGTACAAATGAAAAAATATCATCCATTTTCTGAAAAGATAGTAGATATACTAGTACGTAAAGTTAACAACGATAATAGACATTTTTTTAGACTTTTAACAGGATACTATCTATGTAAAGTCGCATCCATGATGAGATGTAACATTATGTATGCAGGAGACGTAATACCAGTTAATACATACGTACTTAATTTAATGGTATCAGGAACTGGTAAAGGGCATTCTACTAATATATTAGAAAGAGAATTTATACATTATTTTAAAAAAGAATTTCTAACTAAAGTATTCCCTAAGAAAGCAGAAGAAAACATAGCTACTCTAGCAGCCGAAAGAGCTCAATGGAGAGTTAATATTGGTCAAAGTCTCGTACCTTATAATGAAGAATACGATTCATGTTTAAGAAAATTCCAAACTCATTTTGAAAATTTAGGAGAACTAGCTTTTAGCTTTGATAGTGGAACTACTCCAGCAGTTAAACAAATGAGAGAGAAGCTTCTATTAGCTTCAGCAGGATCCATGAATCTAGAGTTAGATGAAGTTGGATCTAATATGTCAGCTAATGCGGATGTACTTAATACATTTCTGGAATTATACGATGTAGGTTTAGTAAAACAAAAGCTCATTAAAAATACTCAAGATAATATTAGATCAGAAGAATTAGAAGGAAATACCCCAACTAATTTAATGATGTTTGGTACACCAACAAAATTATTAGATGGAGGAAAAATAGAAGAAGAATTTAAACAGTTCTTAGAAACAGGATATGCTCGTAGACTATTATTTGGGTATACAACAGATAGCCATCGAACTAAATACGCATCTCCAGAAGAACGATATAAAATGATGACAGATCCCGGTTTAGCTACGGAAATGCATTCTATTCAACAAGAATTCGTAAACTTTGCTAAAAGACCCTTTGGGCCTGTACTACAAATGACAGATGAAAATTCTATTCATCTATTAGCATATAGAATGAAATGTGAAGAATTAGCAGATGATATGAAAGATCATATGGCTATTCAAAAAACTGAAATGATCCATAGATACCATAAAGCTATTAAATTAGCAGGTGCTTACACGTTTATGGATAATTCTACAGAAATATCTAAAGATCATTTAGATTACGCGATTAATGTAGTAGAAGATTCAGGCGAAGCTTTTCATTCTCTTATGCGTAAGCAAGGACCTTATGAGAGATTAGCTCATTATTTAGCTGATGTAGATAACGAAGTAACTCAACATGAACTAATGGAAGAATTACCATTTTACAAAGGATCAGAAGCTCATAGAAAAGATTTAATGACTCTAGCTACTTCATTTGGCTATCGTAATAATATAATTATTAAGAAACGAATGTTAGACGAGATAGAGTTTTTCCAAGGAGAAACTTTATCAGAAACAAATTTAAATAAATTAACAGTTAGTATAAGTAAAGATATTGCATATGGGTATAAATTAGAACATCCGCCATTTGATAAATTACATATGCTAACAGCATCAGATAAAGGATATCAGTATACAGCTCATGGGTTTGTTAATGAACACCGTAAAAGTGAGAATGTAATTCCAGGATTTGATTTAATTATATTAGATTGTGATGGAGACGTTAGTATATCCACAGTTAAAATCCTATTAGAAGATTATACTTTTTTAATTTCTACAACTAAAAGACATACAGATGAATTAAATAGATTTAGACTTATTCTTCCTATATCTCATAGGATTAAATTAAATAGTCAAGAATATTCAAAATTTATGCTTAATGTATTTGAGTGGCTTCCTTTTCCTGTAGATGAAGCAGCTAAAGATATTGCTAGAAAATGGGCATCACATCCCGGATTCTATGAATACAATGAAGGAAGTGTTATTGACGCTACTTTATTCATTCCAGAAACTAAAAGATCTGATGAGATAAAAGCTACTATAAGTTCTACCGGCGTAAATAATATTGAACGCTGGTTTAAAAACCATACTACTAAAGGGAATAGAGCTAATCATCTTTATAGATATGGCATGGTAATGATTGACGCGGAATTACCATTAGGAGAAATAGTAGAAAAACTAGATTCATTTAATAATGGTCTAGAAGTTCCACTTCCTGAAGATCAATTTAGAAACAGTATTATTAAATCTATTAATAAAGAATTTCAAAGAAAGGTAGGAACGATATAAATGAATAATGATCATTTAGTATTAATTTCAGGTAAAGCAAGTTCAGGTAAAAGTGCTAGTTTAATGTTTATGGATAAACCTGAAGGAGTACTTTACTTAAATTGTGAAAATGGAAAGAAATTACCATTTAAAAGTAAATTCCAAGAATATAAAATTGTAGATCCACCTCAAGTTTATGAAGCTTTTAAAGAAGCAGAAAAAAACGATAAAATAAAAAATGTACATACCATAGTTATTGATAGTCTCACATACTTAATGGATATGTATGAAAGTGTTAAAGTATTAAATTCGACTAATACAATGCAAGCATGGGGACAGTATGCTCAATACATGAAAGTACTCATGTCTCAAATAGTAGCTCAGTCTACTAAGAATGTAATATTCCTAGCTCATACATCTGATATTCTGAATGAAGCAGAAATGGTAAATGAAACAATGGTTAAAGTTAAAGGATCTCTAATGAATCAAGGAATTGAGAGCTTCTTTACCAATGTCATATCTACTAAAAAAGTAGCTTTAAGTAAGCTAGATGACAAGGTTGCTAAATCTCCTTTGTATACTATTAATCCAGAAGAAAAAGCCCTTGGATTTAAGTATGTATTTCAAACTAGGCTTACAAAAGATACCGTAAATGAGCGAATGAGATCCCCTAGAGGTATGTGGGATATAAAAGAAACCTACATAGATAATAACCTTCAACATGTTATTAATCGCCTCCAAGAATACTATAAGTAGTGTCCACTAGATCCTCCTATGGACATAACGGAAGCGTTATAAAATACTAGTCCTCCTCGTGCTCCGGAGGAGGCATCCTCTATTATTGAAAGGAACTTCTATGGATAATAAAAGAGCTAATCTTGTTCAAAAAGTAGTATTTGCTGCTACAGAAGTAGGTCTTGCTGTTGCACAAGAAGTTGCAGAAGCCGCTTTAAAAGAAAAGCCGGGTATGTTACTTAAAGAATTTACAAAAGTATTAGATAATTATGTACAAAAACAAAAAGAACAACCAGACCTAGAAATAAATAAATAGTATTAAGCTATTAACGTATGATTATTATAAACAATTAAATTAAGAGGTAATTATGAGTGATTGGGAACTGCCTAGTGACATAGAAATGCCATCCATTGAACGAATTGGTGGAGGTGGATTTCTATGGGAATCAGGTGTATATGATGCAGTTATTAAAATGGTCTATTTAGATCAAACAGAATCAGACGCAGTAAGCTTTAATATTGAATTAGTTAACTCTGATGGTAAAACATTAGAAGAAGCTTTCTGGATTAAATCTGGAAAAGCTAAAGGAAATAAAGTTTGGTATACAGGAAAGAATGGTAAGAAGATGCCTATTCCAGGATACCTATCTGCAGATCATTTATGTAGAGCTGTTTTAGGTCAAAATCTAGAGACAGTAAGACAAACTGCAGAAAAGAAAACTGTTAGTGTTTATAACAAGGAACAAGGTAAGAAGGTTCCTACTGAAAGACCAGTAATTACACAACTATTAAATAAACCCGTTAAAGTAGCCGTACATCAGATTATTGAAGATAAGCAGGCTAAAAACGGTAATGGTCAATATGTTCCTACTGGAGAAACTAGAAATGTTAACGAATGTAAGTTTTTTGGTAATGTAGAGAATGGGAAAACTGCCGATGAAATCAAAAAGAATCAGCCAGCAACCATGTTCGAAAGATGGTCTACCAAAAATACCGGTATCGTTATTAATAAAAGTGGCAAAACTAAATCTGATACTTCTGCCGCAAGCATTATGGACAGTAAACCAACGGATCCTACAGATTCGTTATTTAAATAATGCTAATAGCAGGTATAGATCCGGGGACTAATGGGGCAATCGCTGTACTGGACTCAGAGAGTCCAGACAGCGTTGCCCTGTTAGATTTAAAAAAGAAAAACCCTACAGAGATTTATGAATGGTTTTATTATGACATATGTTCTACGGAAGCAACTGACACTCCAGATATAGTTTATATATGGATAGAGGATGTCCATTCTATGCATGGAATGTCAGCTAAATCTAATTTTGGATTTGGTAAAAATGTAGGAATGATTAATACTGTTGCAGAACTGGTAACAAAAGATTCACCTAATATGGTTACTCCTAAAATATGGCAGAAATATATAGGTGTAACTGTTAAAGGTAAAGCTATCAAAAAAGAAGTAGCTAAGATAGCTCAAGGCTTATATCCTAACGCTGAACTATATGGTAAACGTGGAGGTCTACTAGATGGTAGAGCCGATGCATTAATGATTGCTCACTATGGGTTAAAACATATAGAGGAATTATGAAATTACCAAAATACAACTCAAATAAAACTTATAAACAATTAATTACGAAAATTAAAAATCATAAATGTGCCATCGCAAGTGGTGATACTGAAGGTAATTGGAGTAGATTAGACGGTTTAGAAAAGCATATTGTAAATTTTGCTCTTGAATATTTAATTTTAAATTTAAAAGATGAAACAGCATACGAGGCATTATATGATTATGTAAGATATAACGATCCTACTGCTGTAACTTCTAAATTTTATTAAATGACCTGTTAATGGAGGAAGAATGAAAATAGAGATAGATATAGATATTGAATCTATAGTAAAAGAAGCACTTAAAAAACAACAATCAGGAGAAACAATTTCTATTCCTGTAGAGACTTCTAATAGTAGATCTAAATGGGAATATGGCCGTAAAAACGGTAGAAGGCGTACTCCAGAAGAAATGGCTTTACATGACCTAGAAAGAGAGAAAGGTCGTAGGCTTACCCCTGAAGAAAAGGGAGAAGTTAAAGCTAAAGTTCAACTAGATGAATCTGCTGAAAATAAAGCTAGAGACGATGCAATTAAACAAGCTCGTATTAAAGAATTAACTAATGAAGGTGCAGAAGAGCCTGTTAAGAAAGCAGAAGAACCTGAGATACCAGAAGTTGAACCATTAGATAATATAGATTCATTATTCCATTGAGGATTATTATGAAAGAATTATGGGTAAATACACGTAGTTTTATTTATACAGGATTAACTCTTGGAGGAGTTTTAATTATATTTTTAGGATCTGTAGTTATTCTTCCAGTTATAATTGGGATAGTAGTTGCTTTAGTTATTTTTTATATGTGTAAAGCTTATATTAATGAAAAAGCAGAATATGAAAAAGAAAACGATAACTAATTAAATATGTCCCCAAGGTATTGTGCTAATAAATCATATCCTGTTGGATTATTTGCTTCATCAAATAATTCATCTAAATACATTACATTAGGTGATATATCTCCAACTAAGAATGAACTATCTAAATTTCCTAATGTAGGAATTCCTGTACTATATTGAAATGCCCCAGATGTTAATACACCTGTAGGATTTGACATTGCTAGTTTACGTGATGCTCTTTGATTACGTAAGAAATAAGACATAAATACAGTAGTTCCTGTAGCATCTAATGCTTCTAATGCAGGGTGCAATGCTTCATCAAATAATACAAAAGCATCTAATGATTCGTGTGCTATTGTATCAAAATCCATTCCTCTTACTTCCATCCCATGCTCAATCATTACATATCTAGCTAAAAAGTCAGTTAGCTGAACAATTTTCCGCATTAATGCATAAGGTCCAGTATTCCTCATCATGAATATACTAGAAACTAGTGGCCCAGCTATATTAGGAACTGCATCATTTCTGTTATACCATTCATTAGCTTTAAGATATCGTCTTGCCCTCGTTGCATATCCATCCAAAGCAGCATCATTTAAATCTTCCACAATAAGAGAATTTAATCCCCATAAACTCATTCTATTTATTCTATTATTTTTTATTTGAGTATCTAATGCGCGTACTTGTACAGCTTCAGGACTTCTAGTTCGATCTAATTTTTTAATTGCTATTTGATTAAGTAAACGTCTACGTTCATCAACAGCTTTACTATAAGCTTCATATTCATGAAATCCTTCTATTATTTTATAAACTGTATAACTTAAAGGAATATTTCTCATTGTTAATTGTGAAATATTAGAAAACGCATTATAGAGCCATACTTGAGGCATAGCGATAACTATCCTATCTTTACCATAACCTACAATCTGTCGAAGCATATAATGAAATAACCCAGCAAAACGCTTTATATGCCGCATAGATGGATGCTGTAAAAAGAAAACATTTCTAAAATCGCTGGCTTGATAGCCGAATACTTTATTAATAGCATCTTTTCTAACCATGAATTTACCATTTTTACTAAATTGGTCTATATACATACGTACTTCTTTAGGAAGCCGATAGTATCTATCAATAAATCCTTCTTCAGGATCTAAAAAGTCGATAAATTCATTAGGATGGGATGGAAATCTTTCCTCTTGTTCATATACCAATAATTCTACAGTTCTTAGATCATTCTTTAAAGTTTCCTTACGATCAATGTAAGAAGACTGCATATGAGCAAATACATTTTGTATTTCTAAATCCGGATCTAGAAGTCGTTCTTTACTCTCATGATTCATAATTATACGAAAATCAGTAATATTATCTTTATCGTCTCTAACAGGACGTAAATTTAAATCAGGATTTGTTGCTAATTTAGAAGATTTAGCTTCTTCAAGTTGAGCTTGATAAATTTGCTTAATAGCTTGCTTTATCTTTTTAAAATTAGGCTCATTAGGAGATATTTGATATTCAGGATCTTGAGCCAAAATATCTGATAATGATGTACCCATATGCCGTTTGTTTGTCGTAGACATGATTGCAGATACATACGGTACTGGAGGCACATTACGTCCAATAAATAAGGTGTCATTTGATTTATTAATGCCAGGAATAGGTCCTAATGAATATGGTTCATGATAACCATCAGCTGCCATTTCTCTTTTTTGGCCAATTTGTCCTGCTTTTATGTCAGTTAAATTATCAATTCTTTCAACTATATATCCTTTAACCATTTGAGTACGATTATTACTAAATAAATCTTGATACGATTTATTAACATATTGGATATGAGAATCGAGTAAATCTATAAATCCATTTTCTGTAGCATTAACATTAAATTCATTATCTACTAAGCTTTTTACAGAAGAAGTCTTAGAATCATCTAATGTACCTAAAGCAGTTAACGTAGCGTATGCATCTAGTAAAGCAAGTTCTTTATTAGTTGGATTAGCTATGTAATTAGTTGCTATAGTAAATGCGTTCATATGAGATAAATTTAAATACGTTTTACCTGTAACTATATGATTACCTAATTCCTCAGCGTATTTTACTGCCCAACTAATATTTTTATTTTTTACAGGAGTTAAATTTAAAATTTGTCTTTCTATTCTTGCTTTTTCTAATTTAATTTTATTTCTATCACCAATAAAACTTGCAATTTTTGCATGAGAATACCCCATAGAAAGTAAACTAGATAAGTCCGTTTTAAATATAACTGAAGTTAAATTTCTTCTTAAATCAACAGACATTCCTTTAGGCTTCGTAGCATCTACTGATTTCCATATACTATTAAACCATTCCGTAGTAAATCGTTCTGTTTCCTGACGAGCTTTAGATATTCTTACTTTAGATTGTAATAATTGTTCAATTAATCGTTTGCCTAATATACCTTCACCAACTTCCGTAGCTAAGCTTCTAAGAACCGAACCCATAGTTTCGTATACAGCTTGTCTACTATAGAGAGTCTGCGCATTTTTACTAAGAATATTGTAACCAGTAGCAGTAGTAATTCGTATAGCTTCTTTAAATTTATTAGTAGTAGGATCTTCCTCCATTATATCTAATGCTTTTCTCTCAGCAAAAGTACGTAAAAACGTATCTCCTGCATCAAAAGTTTGAGCTACTTTATCTTGTAGTATTTGAAGTGCATTTCTGTGCTTGCCTTGAATATCAAGTAATTTTTCTAGAACTGCTAACATCTCAGTTTTACTACTTGCTCCAAATCCGCCTCTTTCACCAAATAGCCTTAATGCAATATCTGTAGCAATTTCAATAAAATAAGTAAACACATCTAGGGCTCTATTAAATAATTTCTCTTCTTTTCGATATTGAAGATGAATTTTAGATGTAGTACCAGAAAGATACTGAACAAAATTCTTATTAGTTACAGCAAATGCTAAAAATTCATCTAATCTCCATTGCTCATTTTCTGGGTTATTAAAAATATAATCATATTGTTTTTTAGCAATTTTATGTTCTGTTAAAGTTGCCTTTCTTCCACCAGGAATAGATTGTAAGAATATTCTTCTATATCCTCCTCGTTCGGAGGTTTCTTTTTTAGTTTGTTGATATAATTTTTCAATTCTACGTTTTAATAAAGGACTTTTAGCTAAAGCAGCAGTAACCAACGCATGTACAGTTTCATGTACATATACTTCCTGCGGCGATTGTGCATTTAACCCTTTAGGCGGTTTCGTGCTAAGTGATACGGTTAATCTATTAGCTAAAGGAGCAAATTCTCCCTCCGTAATACTATCTACTTCCTCCTGGAGAAATTCTATAGAAGTCGCGGAGGTCATTTTATCAGCTATTTTACTAATTATAGATTCTAATTCAGCTGTATGATCATTTTGATCTGCGTCAGATGCATAATAATTACTAGAAGCATTAACCATATCTTTAAATAAAGACATGACATTATCTTTAGTTAAATCTCCAGTGAGTACTTTTACAGGATTAACTTTTTTCCTATCTTTCACAGTTCCTAATGCTTCATTAGCTTTAGGATTTTTATTAAGATCTTTTCTAAAGCTATCTGCTATATTTTCTACTTGCTCATCGGTAAGTAAACTAGATTTATCTAAATTTACTGGTTTAGGTACATCACCTAAATAATGTTCTATTGCCGGGTCTAAAATTGGACTATAACTAGCAGGCGAATCTTTATCCTCAATTTCTTCTAACCCGTCTTCTAAAGCATCATCCGGTTTAGGCATATACAACTGTTGAGAAAATACTCCTCCTCCTGCTTGAGCAGCTTTTTCAATTTCTTTTTCAACAGCCTCTCGAGCTTCTAATATTTCATTTCTGTTATTTTTAATATCAAGTACTAACTTGTTAAAACTTTTTTTCTTATCTTTTTTATTTTTATTTACAAATGCATTATCAAGTGTCCATTCTTCTATTGCACCCATTAAATTAGTGCCTTCTTGTTTATCTTTTAATTTTGTATTTTGTATAACTTCTTCTAGGCGTTCATAAATAGTATTTAGTACGCTAAATTCTCTATTAATAGATAAATAAAGATTATTATAATCAGTAGAAGCTTCTTCTAATATATCTGGACTTCCCATAATTGCGTCATGCAATGGCAATACATCAGGATGATTAGCTAATGTTTGAGTTAATATAGATGAATCTATATTTATAATCATACGAATTAGTGCACTAACTCCTGGCTCTACAAATTGAATTCCTTTTGAAGTTGCTGTAGCTTTGGCATCAGGATTAGTAACTTTATTAAAATCTATAGTAACTCTTCCCGCGTCATTTTTTATATCCGCCCGGATTCTTTTAGTTAAATCAATAAAAGCTCCATCCTCTTGCATAAGAGGACCTTTATATTGCGGAAAGAATTCTAATAACTGTAATTCAATAAGATCTTCTATTTCTTGTTCTGTTAACCCAGGTCTCTTTGCAGGAGTACCATCTTTATTTAAAATAGTTCTCCCATTTTCTTTAATAGTGATCATCTCATCATAAGCTGCATTATAATGAGTTAAGAAAACTGCATGCAGTAATTCTCCCGCTTGCACAGCAGCTTCTCTAGCTTTTTGTGTCCCACCTAGCATGGACGTTAATGCTTTATTTAATCTAGGTAAAAGAACACTAGCTATTGCATCCGTCCCTTTAGTAGAAAATTCTACCTCTTTAGATGTATTACTTTGTATTTTACCTTGTATGGCTTTCGCGTCTTTAAGCGTAACAACTTCTAAGGTAACTAAGTCCGTTAAAAATGGTTGTACGGCGTTCTCTATAAATTTACCTTGAGCAGTTACTCCTTTTTGCTCATTATATTCCCTTTGAAGCATTTCTAAGGATACATATAATTCAGCTTCTATTTCACTTGCTACTCCATCAGCTATACTAGAAGGACCTCCTCCATACATAAAAATAAGAAAAGGATATTTAAGTAATTTACGTGTATTCCCTTCTGCTAAAGGTTTGTATTGTCTAGTTAATGCTTCATTTATTCTATTGTATTTATCATGATCAAATCTGCCATTTTTATTAAAAGTTCCAAAGGGTTTATATATCCATTTTTTATTTTGTAAACCAAAATTATTTTCTTTATAGAATTTCTCAGCAGTATCAGAATTAGCTGCATCTTTTTCTGCAGCTGTTCCTAAATCTTCATAAGCATCTGTTTGATATGGATCGTATGAATCTATTGCTCCAATTGTAGTTCCAGTTTGATTACGTCTTTTTTCATTGTCATCACCATACATAGGAAATTGAAAAACATTTTGGGCAAATCCATTAGATATCCCGTCAATTTCCAAAATAATATCAGAGGAAAAAGATGTTTTTAATGTAGGAACAATGAAAGCACTACCTCGTTCATCTATATCACTTTTAAGCGATATTCCTTCAGCTAATCCTTGTAGTCCTTGTAATATAGAAGAACCATGATCAGGTTGACCAATAATGTTACTATTATGAATAATAGGCAATAATTTAGCTAATTCTTCTACAGGTCCTCTATCATCTCTACTAAGAGATGAATCATATAATCTTGTATTTTTAATACTTTGTATTGCATTAACAGCATCTAAAACATCCTGATTTTCCATTAATACATCGTAAGCTGCTAAAGCAGCTTCAAGATTATTTTTATCTATTTTGAAACCAAAACTAGCTACAACAGCTAATTTAAATTTCCATAATTTCTTTTTAGTATATTTAACAGAGCCATTTGTAGGTCTTACATAATAACGATCAACTCCACTTCCTTGAGGATTAACAGTTCCAGAAGACTTTTGCATAATACGATGTTGATTTTGTAACTCGTATTTAAAGTAAAATTCTTTTAATAAGTTACCTTCTGGATCGTTATAAGCTGCTAATAAACCATCTATTGCATTAATTTTGTCTGCATTAGATGTTTCAAGGGATTCTTTTCTAATTAAATTGGTATCATCATCTATATGCTGTACATCAGCTAATCCATATAGTACATCTCTAAATCCTGCTTGATCTAAAACATTAGCTATACGAAACGCCTCCGTGTTAGTCCAAGAAACATTATGTAATTTACGTAACATATTGTCTACTGTAAGAGGAACTCCTCCTAAAAATCCTTTTACCCTAGTAACAACTTCTTTAAATGGCTTTTGAGCAGGTTTACTAGTATCCCCTTTAAGTTCTATTTTAAGAGTATCTGTTAAATCTTTATGTGCATTTGTGAGATTTTCAGGTAATTTAAAGGGAATATCTTTTTCATTTTCTTTATTTTCTAAATTAATCTTAATATGTTTATATGATTCACCGTGTTCACGAATACGACCTTCTTTATTTATTTTTTTAAATTGCCATTTAGTTTGTTCAATAATAAATCTAGGTTTATCTTCTTTATTATCCCCCCAAATCTGATCTATTTTAGAACTTTTAAGTTTGCCTATACCTCTAACCTTCGCTGTAGTTAAAGAAGTAGGAGAATTACTAGTGGGTCCATGCTCTACTTGTAAAGCCAACATACCTAAAGCTGGTA